CAAACCACAAGGAAGTGCTATTAATTTAATAGATAAGTAATACATCGAAAACTAGATTTTATGCTAATATAAATAAATTTAGGAAGAAGGACATATTAAATGGAAAAGTATTTTATTGTAACGGAACAATCAAAGCTTCATAAAGACTATTTTACTCATAAGAACAATGAGGAAAAAATAAACATAATTTCTAAGGATTTTATGGATAAATATGAAATAGATACGCATTCATATTATTGTTCAAACTCAGCTTTTTACATAGTCCCAACTGAAAAAGACTTAGAAAAGTTTGGCAAAATACTATGTAAACCTGTAGATAACGGATTAATGGCATTTAAGAAAACTTCAAAAATAAATAAAGCATGGGTTGATTTATTAGAAGAAAAACAAATTGCTCCTACTCATAAACCATTTATTCAATTCTATTTTGATAGGGGTTATGGAAAAACAAGAAACAGGTTATTTAATATTGGTGATACGGTTTATTGTTCATTTGAAGGTGAACATGATTTTAGTAATCCAGAAGGATTTGAAGAAATTAAAGGTAGTGAATTCTTTAAGATTGTAGAAGAAGAAAATGAAAAAAGAAAAATAGAATCCCTATAGAACTGATCTTTGATGGTATTAGAAAGAGGAAGGAGTGAATTTGTGAATTATATTAATTGTGATAAGTGTAAATATAAAGATAAAAATATCGGTTGCAATGCTAAAAAATGCTATAGTCCAAGTAATATATTTTATGGAGCATATAATAAAATTCATTTACTGTTAAATGCTATGATAAAAAGAACTCCTTGTAATCACCCCACAAGTAAATGCAGTTTCAGGGCGATGAAAAAATACTGTTCATTGTACAAAGGTGGTTGTGATAATCGTTAAAATTAACCTTTTAAGGGATTAGAAAGGAGAAAAAATGAATAATAAATATCCTGATGATATCATGCGAGTTATGAGAGAAAGTTTACTGTTAGATGATAATGATACTAAAAAAGACGATAAAATAAATAAGATGAACTATAAAAAAGTTCTAAAGGAAGTATTAATTTTAAAACATCTTCTTATTGTTAGAGGAATTGATAAAGATATTATTGATTTAATAATCGCTGACTCAAAAAGAATTTATGATTGCCAATTAAAAAACTGATTTTAACGTATAGAAAGAAGGAAAATTAATATGGATTTTGATAAACTGGTAGATTTAGAGTTAACTTTTCATTTCTATGGAGTATGTAATAATCAATTTAAACTTGATAGTAATGTATATGAAGCTATGGAAGATCCTGATGATGGTTATAGGTCTTATATGGAAAGTGTAGAAGTAGTCGATTCGGATGGAATATTTTTTGATACACCAATATCAACTGTAAAAATAGAAGGTGCTGATAGCATAGAAGGTTATAGATTAATAGATATTGAAGATGGTCATGTTTGGCTTGAATTTGGGACTGAAGATTGGGGAGGTTGGTACCCATATTTCGTATTTAACTATGAACCAAAAGCACCCAAAGAATAAACATTTGAAAAGAGAATTTGATCGTATAAGGAAGAAGGAAATAATAATGAATAAAGTAGAGTTTAAGAATGGTAGCATAATAGAAATCGTTGAGTCAAAAAATATTTCCAGAGGGCAAGGACATTTTGTAGAGGTAGATATTGACCAAGTTATTAAGTTGGATAACTTAGTAGAAGCGTTTAATGATTTAGGAATTGCAATTAAATATACAGATGGTACATTTAGAGAATTTGGATGCGTAATGCTAGATTTACAAAAGGTATGGGGAGAATTAGAAGACTTGGAAAAGTAACCTCCCTCATGCTACCGTATGCTTCCATTTGCTACGTTTTTCAGAGGTATAAACACGATAAAAGAGGAGTTTTATCGTATGTTGAATTGGTTATTCAGTTTAATTGATGGGAAAAGCAAAATGGAAGAAACTAAGCCAGTTTTTATGTATCATATCCCTTTCCCTGTAGATGGAATCCCTATAGTATCTAAAAATAAGTTTGGTCTCAAAGAAATCGACTACATGGAAATACATAATATAGTAGACGGAACAACTAGAAGAATTTGAAACTCATGTTTCATGCTAATACGAATTATAAATAATATAATAATGGAGGAATATAAATGGGAAAAGAATTATTAAGGAGTTTAGAATTAAACAGGATATATCAAATGGATTGTTTAGAAGGAATGAAGCTGATACCTGATAAAAGTGTTGATATGATCCTCTGTGATTTACCATATGGGACTACACAAAATAAATGGGACTCTATTATTCCACTGGATAAACTATGGGAGCAATATAATAGAATAATTAAAGACAAAGGAATGATATGCTTAACATCTGCGGAGCCATTCACTAGTATGTTAATTACGAGTAATATGAAAATGTTTAGATATGATTTAATTTGGGAGAAAAGTCATGCGGTGGGATTTCTAAATGCTAGACGAATGCCAATGAGAAAACATGAAAATATATTAACTTTTTATAAGCATTTGCCTGTTTATAACCCACAAATAGAAGATAAACCCAAAGAAAATATTAGACCAATATCAACTAAGAATAGACTTACTTCTAATTATGGAAAGTTTGATGAAGGCAATCATAGAACAATACCAAATGATAAAACGTATCCTGCAAGTGTTCTGAAAATACCAAATGAATCTAAAACTGCAACTTTTCATCCAACGCAGAAACCAGTTAAACTTTTTGAATGGCTAATTAAATCTTTTACTAACGAAGGTGATTTGGTCTTAGACAATTGCATGGGTAGTGGGACAACTGCTGTCGCATGTATATTAAATAAGCGTAAATGGATTGGTTTTGAAACTGACTCAAAATACATAGAACTTGCAAACAAACGACTTGAACAAATACAATTAGGTGATGATATGAAGGTTTACTAAAATACATAAATCGGCAATGTAATTTAACAAAAAAGTTCATGTTTCAAAGGGGGAAGGAGAATTTTTTTAATGATTCCTTGGGAAGAACAGATTCCAGAATGCACAGGGTGCGTGTATCACGAACCACCATATGATATTTGCAGATGTTGTCATTTTGCGTTTAGCGAAAACAAAACAAACTATTTCGAACAGAAGGAGGAAATAAAATATGATTAAAACGATTACCATTATGGATAATGAAGATGGAACGCAAAAGATATTTCTTAATAATTTTCAATGCAACGGGTCTGAAATTACCATAGATAGGGCTGAGTTTTTGTTTGTTGTTAATCAGGATCAGCATCATAATTTAGGTTGCAGTGCAGAGATAAATTTGCATATCAAATGCCTTACCAATAAGAATGACGAATTATACCGAATGTATGTGTCTGAGAAGGATATGTCCTTGTTATCCAATAAGGATCTATTAACTGAATTAAAAAACCGCAAAGTATTAAAAGAGGAAATAGTTTATAAAGTTACACCTTAAAACATAATTTTCATAGGGCATAAATAATTCTTGACTTGGCATTACTAATGAGATATAATGTTATCAAAGGAGGTAAACAATACATAATGCAAAAAGTTAAAGCAAAGATCAAAGGAACGTTCTGGGGAACTGCTATAGTTAAATTGGATAATTACGGCACAATCGTTGAAGTAGAAGAGGTTGAAGAATTGGAGGACTTTGATAATTGTGAAGTGAAAGAGATTATTTATGAGATTGGTTAGTTTAAAAGATTACTTTCAAGGGGAAGGAGAAAAAGAAGTTGATACTTTGGAGATTAGCTATATTCATTACACTTCCTGTATGGTTGATTGCGGTTCCAATAGCAAATTTAGTTGAGGGTCATGGACTCAACTACAGAGATTTTAAGACTTGGATATTATATGGGTACAAATAAAAAGTCAATTTTAAAGGGTGAGAAAGGAGAATATAAATGATTTTAAATTTGAGGAGCATTGATGGAGCAGGTAATTACTATGCAAATAATATGGAATTTGTAATTAGAAGAAAATTCTTATCGTCTAAATATATATTAGAGATCAATGGTTCTGGATTTGGGTTTGAAAACTATCCACATTGGGTATTTAATAAAAAAGAAAATGCGGAAAGGCTAAAACAATATATAGTTGATAACTTTAATAGTGATTATCCAACGATTGATATTAGGAATATTCAAAGAGAAATATTAAAAAATGAATAGCATCAAAAATTAGTTTTAACGTATAAATAATATATAGAAAGAGGTTAATGGTTATGGAACAGTTCAAATTGGATAAACATTGGGACGATTTTAAATTAGGCAAGTTGGTTATCAATTGCAAAACAGAACAACTAGTAGATGAATTCGCAAAATATTGTTATGATAAAGGAATGAAGTGGGGTTCTGGTGCATCACTGATTGAACTTACTTACTGGACAGAATTTGGATCAGAATTATGTTATTCATACCATAATGGAATGTCAAATTGCCAATTAGACTACTACAAAGAGGAAGGATATAAAATTGTAGAATTTAATGGATTTAATACAAAATTAAAACGAAACTCGCAGAAAATCACAACTAAAGAAATCATAGAAGTAATTTATCATGGCAAAGAAACAATCGTCCTCTTAAAATCAGGAGGGAAACACTACAAAGGCGTAGTTAAATTACATTATAATGATACATATAATAAAGAACAAGGATTTGTGCTTGCATATAATATTGCTAGAGAAAAACAAGAGAGAGGAGTTTATTAGTCTGACCTTTCGAAAGTTTCATTTCGAGTGGTTATAAGGAGGATTAAATGAAGATACATGTAATTGTTTGTTTTCTAGTTATTGATGCTTTTTGTTTAGGAGCACACATTATGAGAGGTAGCGAATTAGGAATCACTTCTGCTCTAGTTGCGTTAGTATGTTTTGGGTCTATGTACATAGGAGAAAGCAATAAAAAGAAGGAGATTAAAATATGAGTTTAGGTTTAATATGGATTTTGTCATATATTATATCAATAATGATTGTTGGAGTTATCATGGGGAGTTCTTTTATACTATTTGATTATGGGTCTCATATTAGCATGGTAAAGAGCCGTAAAAAATATGGGAGAGCGAGTTACAAAATTTTTATGGAAGAGTTTTACAGATGTGATTGGAAACAAGACACTTTTTTTAAAAAAAGTTTATTCGACCGTGAAACTGATTCACAATTACATGCTTATATTATTGAGTTTGATGGTATCGGAATGATTATGAAAAATCCTATTGAATATTGTAAAATGAGATTATTTGTGAGGAGTTATCTTAAAACGCTAAATCATGTTAAAGAATATATTTGGGAATAAATTTAAGATTTTAAGGGAATATGAATAATTAAAACAATAATGAAAGAAGGAAATAATAATGAGTGAATTTAATAAAGGCGATATGGTTCGAGTAATTGATGGAAGTTATTCTTTGGGAATTGAGAATGGAGATTTTAAACACGTATGGGGAATGAATCTAATTGGTAGAGATTTTAAAGTATTACATACAGATTTAAAATTGCCCTCCACAGATGATGATCAATTTAATACTATTATTCTTAGAGCGATGGACGATGATCAAATAGTATATACCCAAGAAAGATTTGTAAAATCACATATTGAAATTGTAAAGCCTATTATAATTAATCTTACTATAAGTTCTTCAGAATCTTTTAATGTAGAACAATTCGCAAAAACCATTAAAGACTCTCTTAAAAATATTGGTTGTTCATAAAATACACCTCTCTAATGCTTCCGAATTCTCGTGTATGCTCCATATCCCTAGCACCAAAACCCGTTAAAAAAGAAGTTTTAAAGGAAAGGAGTTAAGCAAATGACAGAAATTAAAAGCGAGTCAATATTCCTAGATGGTGGGAAATATGAAGTTATTTTTGATCAATCTGGTTACTCTACTGAATTTTATGCTCTACGATATGGTGAAAAATGGAGAAGTCTTACAGGAGATAATTTAGTTTTGTGTATGTTTCAAAGGATTCAGGACTTAGAAGATAAGTTATATACTAGTATTAAATAATATGATCTAGGAAATTGAAAGTTCACTTTCATAGGGTAAATAATAGAAAGGAGTTGATATGATGAACGCTAAGGACTTAAAGATTGGTGATATCGTTGATGCTTACATAGAAGGTGAAAAAACACAGAGGGTTATGATTATTGAAATTGGTGAAGATTTAGTTTATGGAATTAGCTCAGATAATGAGGAATATGCTATTGAGCCACGGAGCGAAGTTGAAGCAGTAATTGTGAATATTAATGATCTATAGTTTTACTACATATATATAATTTAATTTGACTTTAGTATTACCATATGTTATACTATATATACAGAGTTAAACAATAAATATTTAGAGAAAGGAAGATGCTTGTGAAGAATCGCGGTAACTGCTGGGTTCCAGTTAAACGAATGTGCAGTCCTCCTTCAATATTTTTATCCTACACTAAATAATAAATAAAATATTGAAAGAAGGAATTATATACATATGGCTAAGAAGGAAGATAAGAAACCACTAAAAAAAGGTCAATCATTATTTCAACTAATCGGAGAAGCTAAGATCACAGATTTCACATTTAAGATTGATGAAACATCTAAGAAGTCTGATTGGATTTATAATGTACTAAATCTTGGTGTTGACTGCGGAGCAGGGAATGTAGTTTATGCAGACTTAATGGGTGGATTTGGTTCTGAGAGAGATAACATCCTTTATGTACATGGGAAAAAAGAAAATGATAAGGGTAAACACGTTGATGATTATGATAATAGATATACAATTGCATGGGAAGATCGGTTTGATGAGGAAATCCTTGAAACTATTGGAGAACAATGCTTCTTGACTGTTGGACTTGAGAAAGATAGTAAAGGTAAGACATTTGCTAAAAAGTTCTTATCTGCATATGACGCAATTGAATATGTTAAAGAAAATCTTGTTAGTGGAACAGTTATTAATGTCAAGGGTGGTTTCAAATACACTACATATAATGATACTGTACAAGTAAAGAAAGAAATCAAAAGTATCTTTTTATCAAAGGTAGATGATACTACTAAGTATAAGGCAACATTCACACAAGCTATTCTCTTAGATAAAAATAGTATAGGCAAATTAGACAAGGAAAAAGCTGTTTATCCTATCTATGCAAGGGTAGTAGACTATACAAAAGAATACAATGGCAAGGAAGTAAAACAAAATATTACCTTTGCAAAAACTTTTGAATTAGAAGTAGATAAAGAGAAACCAGAGAATACCAAAAAATTCATTGATAAGGTATTAAAGGTTAAAAAGGATATTACAGAGGTTACTATTGATGGTGATATTGTCGAAGGTCAGTCTTTAGTTAATGTTACAGAAGCAGACATTCCTGAAGATATCATGGAACTCATCGAAATGGGAGCTTACACTATGGAAGAAGCAGTAAATAAACTTGCTGTTGGTGGAAGTAAAGAGAAGAAAATGGTAATTCGCAGACCTGCTATTAAAATGGTAGGTAAGGATGATGATAAGAAACCAGTAATTCTTAAAACTGAGAGCCAATATAAAGAGGAAGATTTAATCTTTGACTTTATGATTGAGGATGAACCAGAGGAAGACGATGATGACACTTTGGATTCTGAGGATAATGAAGAAACTAAAGATGAAGATGACTTATCATGGATGGATGCACTAGACGAATAGTATACTTGGATACTTTGGAGAGGGTGTTTGCCTTCTTCAAAGTAACATATAATTAATATTATTAATTGAAAGAAGGAATTTAGTTGTCAGAAAGAAAATTCGGTAAGAAAAATGTAATCAAGGTTGACCCTCTAGCTTATAATTTAGGACTCATCGGAGAAAGTGGTATTGGTAAAACTACTCTCGCAAAAGAAGTATGTGAAAAACTTGTTGGTGAAGATGGATACATGATCTTTAATATTGGCAAAGAGGATGGTATTGATGCCATTGCAGGAGCTATTTATGAAGATATCCCAGACTGGGATGCTTTTGATGAAGTTACTGATGATATTTTAGAGAATAAACTCACGGATTATAAGGATCTCAAGGTTATTATCTATGATACATTAGATGAATTATTTGAAATTGCTGAACCTGAAGTAATTAGATTACATAATCGAGAGAATCCAGAAAAACCAACTCAATCAATTAAAGCAACTTTTGGTGGATACATGGCTGGAGAAGATAAAGCTGCTGAGATTATCCTAACTAAAATGTGGGAACTTAAAAAAATTGGCGTTAGCATGTTTATTATTGGTCATACGAAGAAAAGAACAATGACAGACGTTGCTACTGGGCTTGAATATGACATGTTGACTACTAATATGTCACATAGATACTTTAGTGCATTAAAGACTAAACTCCACGTATTAGGTGTAGGTTCTATTGATAGAGAGATTACACAAACCAAAACAGGAAGAAAAGTAGGCAAGGGGAAAGATAAAAAGGATGAGATTAAGGGGTCTATTGAAACTGAAACACGGAAGATTACATTCCGAGATGACAATTTCAACATAGATTCAAAATCAAGATTCTCAGAAATTGTTGATTCTATTGCATTTAGTGCAGATGAGTTTATCAAGGCAGTAGAAGAAGCAATTAAAGTTGAGCATGATAAACAAAGTGGGAATAAATCTATCGAAGACACTAAAGTAGAACAAGCAGAAGCGAAAGAATTAATTGATGAAAAAAATGCCACCGATAAAAAAGCAGAATTTGAAGTAAAAGAAGTTGAACAACTTGTCGCTATGATTACTAGCTTTGTTAAGGCTAATAAAACAAGTCCACAATTATTAAAACCATTACTTCTCAAGAGTAAAGAGTTAGGCTATGTTAATCCTACAAAAGTTGATAATCTAGAAGATGCAAACATCTTATTCGATTTGATTGACGGTAAATAAATTATAGTTATTAGGGAGGGAGTAAATTCCTCCCTAAACTTTACAGAGGTGAAAATATGTCTGAACAACCTAGAAAAGATCAGGACTGGATTGATCTTTATGAGTATGTTAAAAAAGAGATTATGGGTTATACGGAAGACTTAAAACTACCTAAATATATGATATTAAGGTTAAAGGGCTTATCTAATGGTCAATTCTTAGCCAATAAAAAAGCAGAATCCTTAGCAAGTTATGACATGAAAACAATCCTTTTCACTTTCAAAGCATATAGACAAAATATTTTAGGTGGATTTAGAGCTAATAATACAAAATTTACTAATGAACAGCACAAATTCAATTACGCTTTAGTTATAGTCGAAAGTAATATCAATGACATGGTTATTAGATTAAAGAATGCAAAATCAGCTAAGACCAAAGCAGAAAATATAAATATGGATAATATCTTCCATAAAGGTGCTGAATATAAGACAAAAACCAAAGAAGCAAGTAATACATTGGATGATTTATGGTAAAGAGGTAGGTGACAACTATTACGGAAAGTAAGACAAAAAGTACAACCAAGAAATCTGCATTTGAAGAGGAAACAATAAAAACCACAAAATTAATCATGACTTACAAGTTAGCATGTGAAGCTAATATAGTCTCCATATGTTGGTCTATGCCAGAAATGTATTATACATATGATAAATTAAATATTAAATTGTTCAATAATAACTGTTGGAAGGTATATTTTCAGATAGGATATGACATTGTAATCAAGGAAAGAAAGCAAGTGCTTGATGATATCACTGTTGGTTTATATCTTGAAAAACATTTAAAACTTAAAGAGCAGTATGAAAAATATAAAGGTTATGAAACAATTGAGAACGCAAAGGCATATGTTAAGACAGATAATATGGATGGTTATATTAATGAACTGTATAAATGGAATGCTGTACTAGATTTACTTAAAAGAAAGTTTGCTATTGCTGATAGAATCAAGGACTTTGTGGATATGACTTCTGAGCAAATATATGATGAGTTTGAAGCAGTATTGAATCATGTATTTGTTAATGTAGAAGGCGATGACTTTACTTATGATATTGCAGATGGTTTGGATGAATTAATTGAAGAACTAGATCAAGGAACTGCAATAGGACTTCCATTAAATAATGCCCCAATATTGAATAAAGAAATAGGAGGTAATCTTGAGGGCAATATTACTTTGGTTGGAGGATTAAGTGGTGCAGGCAAGACTGCTATGAGTAGGACATTAATTATTCCAAGCATCCTTGAACACAAAGAAAAGATTGTCATCATGATAAACGAGGAAGGGAAAAAGAAGTGGCAGCGCGAAATGCTCGTATGGATCGCGAACAATGTTTTCAAGGAAGATTTACAAAAGTATGTGGTAAGAGATGGTAAATATAAAACAGAAACAAAGGAATTATTAAAAAAATGTTCTGAATGGTTAAAGCAATATAAGAATAGTATTATTTTGAAACCATTCACACAATATACCACTGCCAAAGCAATTAAGACAATCAAGAAATACTCTAGTATGGGTGTTAAATACTTCATCCTTGATACTTACAAAGCAGACGCTAACACATCAGATAGTCAAGCATTTTGGTTTAGTATGCAACAGAATATGGTTGAGATAAACGATGTTATCAAGGCAGAAGCAAAGAACGTACATATTTGGATTACATTTCAATTAAGTAAAGGGAGTTCTAAGCAAAGATATTATGATCAAGATAATATTGGTATGGCTAAAAACATTGTAGACGTTGCCTCAACATGTCTTATGATTAGAAAGATATTTGATGATGAACTAGAGGGTGGAAAACGAGAACTAGATGTCTATAGAAAAGAAAAAAGACAAGGCAATATAGAGTCTCAGATACCAGTTAAATTAAAAAAGGGTAAAAATTATCAGTTGATATTTATTGTTAAGAATCGCGAAGGTAGTACAAATGATTATCAGATAGTCGTGGAACATGACCTTTCTAGAAATACATATAAAGAAATTGGTTATACTGTTGTGCCAGTAGACTTCTAGAGAAAGGACATAAAGTAAATGAACGCAACGGAATTAATAGACTATATAATAAAAAACGATAAGAGTGCAGAAATATTAGAAAAACTTGAATGTCATCATATCAAAGAATACAAAACAGAATTCCGTTGTGGATTGCCTTCTCATTCAAGTAAAGATGCTGTTTCTTTAAAAAGAGAGACATTAAAGACAAAGATATATCAATCAGATAGTAATATTATTAAAGGTAATATATTTACTTTATGTCAAACTATCAAGGATATATCTTTCTCTGAAGCTAATAGGTATCTTCATAATTTATTTGGACTTGAATACAAGTTTGAATATAAGAAAAAGGATGATAAGGAATTTAAAGATCCACTAGAAATATTTAAGAAGGTTAAAAAAAGAAGATATCACTATGATATAGATAATTTAGATGTTATACACGAGGATTGTTTGAGTGAGTATATGCCATATCCACATATAGAATGGATAAGAGAAGGAATAATGCCTTGGACATGTAAAGAATTTAATATTGGATATAGTGTTAATAGAAAAAGAATAGTTGTGCCACATAGGTACTGGAGTGGGGGTAAGAATGATTATGTAGGGGTAATGGGTAGGACTGTAATTAAGGAATGGGATATGTTGGATATTCCAAAATACTTCCCACTAAAAAACTTCCCAAAGACTATGAATCTATATGGACTGCAAGAAAATTACCAAGCTATACAAGAAGTAGGGCATGTAGTAGTTTACGAGGCCGAGAAGAGCGTTTTAAAGCGTCATAGTAGGAATGATGGTACTGGAGTTGCAGTATGTTGTCATGACGTTTCTGATGAGCAAGTAAAGATCCTCATTGGTCTGAATGTAGATGTAGTTATCGCTTTTGATAAAGGCATTTCAATAGAGCATATAAGAAGTACATGTGATCGTTTTTATGGAGTTAGGACTGTATATTACATATATGATAAATATGACATACTTAAAGAAAAAGAGTCACCAGCAGACGCAACCAATAAAATTTTTAACTATCTGTTGAAATATAAAACACTTTACGATGAGAAAGAAAGAAGGATATATTTAGAATGGCAAGAAAAACAGGTGAACAATTAGAAGCAATTAAGAAGAAATTTAATGTTAGTAAATTGTGGAGTTGGAGCAGATACAATAATTATAAAAATAGTTCATATGAATACTATCTTAAATACATAGCAAAAATTAAAGAAGATCGGGATGATGGGATTTATGGGGTGAGTGGGAACGGTTGCCATACAATTCTTGAGAACTTTTATTCTAAAAAGATTAAGTATGAAGATATGTTACAAGAATATGAGAATGCTTTGTTTACATATAATGCAGGTGAATTAAAATATGATAGAACCAATGAAGAAAAAAATAGAAATATTGCAAAGAAATATGAAAATAGTATTAGACATTTCTTCCAACATCATGATATAATAAATAATAAATGTGAAATAGAAAAGTTTATTACCATAAGAATCAATAGTTTCGTTTTTCAAGGCTACGTAGATTTTATGCATAAAGAAGATGGTTGTTTTATTATCACAGACTGGAAGACATCTAGCATTTATACTGGTAAGAAGATAAATAAAGAGAAAGGACAATTAGTTCTATATGCTGAAGGGATTAAGCAACTAGGAGTTCCTTTAGAAAAGATTAAGATCAGATGGGATTTTCTGAAGTATGTAATTGTTGAAGTAGAACAGGCAAATGGCAAGATAACTCAAAGAAATATTGCACGAAATGAAATTGGTTCTAGTCTGGTATCAAACGCTAAGATGTGGTTAAAAAAAGAGAAGTGTTATTCTGACGAAGAAGTTGATTCATACTTAGAATTATTGTCTATGACAAATGACTTATCTTGTCTTCCAGAGAATGTACAAAGTAAATATAATATGAAAGACTGTTTCGTGTATATCCCATTCACACAAGAGGAAATAGACAATCTGAAATCAAACATTGTTGATACTATTGTTGAAATCAGTAAAAAAGAAGGGGAATATGATAGAACACAAGATGAAAACGTATGGTGGGAAGAAATTACTGACGTAGATTCATATTTCTTTGCAAACCTAAGTGGGTATAGTAGTTTTTTACATAAACCATATGCAGAGTATCTTAGTAAAAGAAAATCCTATGTCAATTCAGTAGATAGTAAAGAGGAAGATGATTTAAGCTGGATGGAAGGATTATTAGATTAGGAGGAATTCTTTATTTATGGACAATTTTACGGCTTATCACGTTCACGATGATACGAGTAACTGTAATGGTTATGCTGACTCATGCTCTAGTTATAAAGAATATATAAAGTTAGCTAAAAAACAAGGCATGAAGGCGATTGCATTCTCGAATCACGGAGGCATGTATGATTGGATGAAGAAGAAGCAGGATTGTGATAAAGCAGGGGTTAAATACATACATGGCATCGAATCATATTTATGTACTAAATTTGAATCGGACGAAAGAGGATACCATATTGGTTTGTATGCTAAAAACTATGATGGTGTTTTGGAGTTAAATTTATTAAATTCTAAATCTACTTCTAAAGGCAAACTGGATGATAAAACAGATAGACATATGTATTATAATCCTAGAATATCTCTTGAAGAATTAATGAAAACAAGCGAAAATATCATTGTCACGACTGCTTGTTTAGCTTCAATCTTATGGAGAAAAAAAGATGATGAGGATGATTATGTTTTAAGATTCCTTGAATGGATGTCTAAGAATAGTAGTAGATGCTTTTTAGAGATCCAATACCACACTCATATACAACAAATAGAATATAATAAATTATTATGGGGTTGGAGTAAACAATATAATATCCCTCTCATAGCAGGTACAGATACGCATTCATCTTCAAAATACAAGGCAGAATGCAGAAAAATACTACAAATATCAAAGGATAGTTTTTATGGAGACGAAGATGCATTTGATTTAACATGGAAGAGTTTCAATGAATTGGTTGAATGTTTTAAAACTCAAAACGCACTACCTGAAGATGTATGGATGGGTGCTATAGATAATACCAATAAGCTTGCCGATATGGTAGAGGAGTTTAAATTAGATAAGTCATTCAAATACCCTAACCTATACGGTGATAATGCGGTAGATATTTGGAAGAAAACTATAGCAAAAAAACTACAATATAAAGTTGCTAATAAGATAATTGATATTGAACGTATTGTAGAATATAAGCTCAAAATTAAAGAAGAATTTTCTGCAATGAAAAAACAAAATATGGAAAGTTTTATGATGTTTATGGCAGAATTAGTTGACCATTGTAATGAAAATGATATACCTTATGGGTTTTGCCGTGGATCAGTTGGTGGTAGCGAAATAGCGTTTATTACAGATATTACCGACGTAGACCCTTTAAGATGGAATACTGTTTTTTCAAGGTTTTGTAATGCAGAAAGGGTTTCTCTTGCAGATATTGATATAGATTTTGCACCAGAAGATCGTGTAAAAGTTTATGAATTTATTATCAATAGATTTACACCTGAAAAAACTGCGTATATATCATCGTTCTCCACCTTGAGAGATAGAGGCACAATTGATGTATTAGCTAAAGGTTTAAAGTACGAAGATTTAGATGCAGTGATGGGTATTAAGAATCAATTCGATAAATTATTTGACGAGTATTTTAAAATTATTCAAGAAGAGGTCAACTTAGAAGAATTAGAAGAGGCAGATGCAAAGTCAGTTGATTTTGATTATCATGAAGTTTACTGTAGCAGGATAAGAAATGTTAAGTCCCTGACAAGAGCTAATAACTTAAAGAAAGAATTCCAAAATCTGAAAGATGATAACAAAGATTTATTTTATTACTTCGATGGATTAAAAGGGACCATTATTGCTAAAGGCACTCACCCAGCAGGTATCATCGGATCGCCTATTACACTTGCTGATAACTTAGGTGTTTATTATAAGAACGGAGATGAGTCTCAGCCAGTATCAATATGTTCTATGAAAGCAGTAGATTCAGTGAACTTTGTTAAATTTGACATACTAGGATTAAAAGCCGTTGGGATCATGAAAGATATATACAAATATGTTAATTCAAATTATCTCAAAGCACATGAAATTGATTGGAATGATAATAAAGTTTGGGACAATATGGTTACTTCAAGTGTCGGGGTCTTCCAATTTGAAGGAGATTACGCTTACTCACTACTCAAAGACTTCAAACCTCGTTTTATTAATGACATGTCCTTGGTGAATGCTGCACTACGTCCATCTGGAAAATCATACAGAGATAGACTGATTAGAAAAGAACTTAATGTAAATCCTTCAGAGCAATTAGATACTTTGTTACAAGACAATTATGGTTATCTAGTTTATCAAGAAGACACTATTAAATTCCTAACTGATATTTGTGGGTTTAGTGGGTCTTTAGCAGACACTACGAGAAGAGCAATTGGAAAGAAAGATATCGTCTTACTTACAGAGCAACTACCAAAGATACTTGAAGGATATTGTAATAAGTCTAATAAACCAAGAGAAGAAGCAGAAGAAGAAGTAAAACAATTCCTCCAAATTATTGATGATAGTTCGGAGTATCAATTTGGATATAATCACAGCACTGGTTATAGTATGAATGGGTATGCAGAGACTAGATTGAGAACATATTATCCCTTAGAATTTGTTACAGCGTACTTAAATAGATCAGAAAATACCGAGGACACCAATAGAGGGATCGCACTTGCACAACAATTAAATATTAAGATTAACCCTATATCATTTGGAAAATCGGTTGCAGAATACACATATGACAAAAAAGAAAACAGTATCTATAAAGGTATTGCATCAATTAAATTTCTTAATGAACAAGTGCCAAAAGAATTATACGATTTAGCGCAGCAAAAAGAATATACTGATTTCATTGATTTATTGGGTGATATAAAAACTACGTGTGTCAATACTCGTCAACTTAAAATTTTGACAGGATTAAATTTCTTTAGGAGATTTGGTAAAAATAAAAAACTTCTTCAGATTATAGAATCATACGATAATTTTGCTTCACGTAAACAAATCAACTTCAAAGATATTACTAAACTCAATATTAACGAACGTATGTTGCAGAGATATAGTAATAAAACAACAGAAACTCTTTATAAAGAATTAGATATGATGGGGTATATCAGAGAAGCGATACAAACAATTGAAGATAAACCTTTGTCAATCAAAGAACAAGTAAAATTCGAGATGGAGTTCCTAGAATATACCGAATACATAAACGAGAATGCTGGGGATGGGTTTTATATTATAACCAAATTTGAGACATATAAAGACAAAACTAAGCCGTATTTAACTATGAGACAAGTAAAAACAGGGATAGATATGAGGACAAAGATTAAAGATGGTAAGATTTATGTAGAGAATCCATTCAAACTATATGATGTTCTAAAAGTTAATGCATTTAAGACACAGTATAAAACTAAGAACGTAGGTGGTAAATGGATGAAATCAAATGAACTTGAGGAGATTCTTATTAGTTATGAAGTGTATTAAGGAAGTAGGTATGTTAATTGAAAGATAAAATTATAGTAGAGTTTCAAGGAACTGTAGTTGCTAATCCATATAATACTGAGGATTTTAAAATATATGGGTTAGTAGTTGATAATATTAAATTTCCTAATATTCAAATAAACAACTACGGCAATGTAAGTCTTATTGGTAATCTTCCAGACCTTGAGGATGGAGTCGAATATAGCATAAAAGCAGAAGAGCAAAAAGGCAAGAATGGGATGTCTTATAAGTTTATCAATATAAAACGAGATAGGCCCAAAACAGAAGCATCAACTAGATTGTTCCTGCAAAGTATATTAGATAGTAATAGTCATGTTGATGAGGTCATGAGAGAGTATCCAGACATTATTGATAGAGTGATTAATAATCGTCTGGAGGATATTGACTTAAATAAACTATATAATATAGGAGAATTTAGGTTCAATGTTATTAAGCGAAAGATTATAGAAAACTTCTCATTAGCAGAGTTAGTTACAGAGTTTAAGGGATTTATTGAGTTCAAGGTCTTAAAAATCCTTTATGATAAATATGGTTCAATTGAAAAGATAGTAGAGAAACTACAAGATAATCCATACAAGTGTTTATGTGGTTTATCACGTATCGCGTTCAAAACAGCAGATAAGATACTCCTAGAGTTTAACAAAGAGTGTATGAATATGAAAGCTAAAGGAGAAAAACCACCTATTGATTTTACATTTGATTTGGCAACCTCAAGTCAAAGACAAAAATCAGCTATTATGTTCTTGTTGGGTGAGAATGAAAATGATGGTAATACAAAGATTGATATAAAAACTCTGAGAAAGCAATCTGAAGCTATTGCAAATAAGTGTATTGAACACTTTGTTGATATTATAAAGAATGATGAAGATGTACACTTTGACAAAGATAATCATACAGTTTCCTTAGAAGAGACATATGAGACAGAGAAATACATAGCTAATAAGATATTACAAGGTTTAAAAGTAGATAATAAGTGGAACTTAGATACGGAGAAATACAAAGTTAATTGTGATGTTACTCTCACAGATCAACAGTATCAAGTTCTACCTATGGTATGTAATTCAAATATATGCATCCTCAATGGGTTCGGTGGTTCAGGCAAAAGTCAAACAACTAAATCAATTATTGACATGCTGAGAGCTAATAATAAAACATTTATCTTATTAGCACCTACTGGCAGAGCGTCTAAGGTGCTCTCAGAATTCACCAAAGAACCTGCATCTACAATTCATCGTGGACTAGGTTATATGCCCCCTGTGTGGTCTTACAATGAAGATTATCCATTGCCTTATGATATAGTAATTGCAGATGAGTTTTCTATGGTCGATGTGTTCTTAAACAAGAGATTATTAGAAGCTATAAACTTCAATAATACAAAGTTATTGATGATTGGAGACTCTGCTCAAATACCTTCTGTTGGGGCTGGAAATGTTTTCTTTGATTTAATTAACTCTAATACAATTCCAATTGTTTCACTCACACAAATATTTAGATATGGAGAAGGAGGAGTTTTAACAGTAGCAACTAAGACTAGAAATAGTGACAAATTTTTAAGTGAATCGAAAAGTCCACAAATATTTGGAGAAGACAAAGGTTATGTATTTATACCAACACAACAAGAAAAACTGATTAATAATATAACTAGTTTATATAAAAAACTATTAAGTTCAGGAAATTCCAAGGAAGATATCATGATATTATCGTCTTATAATATAGGTGAGTATGGGACTATAAATATCAATAAGCATCTTCAACCTATCTCCAATCCTAATGTTTTAAGAAATGGAATAAATGTTCAACTTGGAGATACAAAGTTTTATGAAAATGATCTAGTAATTCAAACAATGAATAATTATAAAGCAATTAAGCAAAATGATGGATGGGATGAAGAGGAAAAAACATTCATTGCAAATGGCGAAATAGGTAAAATAGTTAAGATTGATCATGGCAAAGTAATTATACAATTTGATGAGTTAGTTGTTTATACTAAGGCAGATTTAATAAATGTTAAATTAGCCTACAGCATTAGCACGCATAAAAGCCAGGGAGGTCAAGCAAAGATAGTAATTCTTATCACTCCTAAAGCCCACACATTTATGCTAAATAGTAATCTTATCTATGTAGGACAAACAAGAGCAAAACAAAAGGTATTTCACTTTGGGGAAATAGAAACAGTCAATAGAGCAATTAAAAAGAAGGCTGATTTCAACAGGAAAACATACCTTAAAGAATTAGTTACTAATAATATATAATTTAGTTGACTTATAATACCCCGTATGGTACAATAATATACAGGAAGTCATTCAAATAAAAAACAAATTTTAAGCTATATTAAAAGGAGGTGGTAAATACATGAGAATTATTATAGCAGGGTCAAGAGATTTTAGTGATTTTAATTTATTACAAAGTGAGGCACTACGTATTATTAAAGAATTAAAACTAGATGGATTTAAAACAACTAAAAATGTTGTTGAAATTGTTTCTGGAGGTGCTAGAGGAGCTGATCTTCTAGGAGAAAAATTTGCTAATACATATGGATTGAAGATCAAGAGATTTATTCCAGATTGGGATGGATTAGGTAAACGTGCAGGATATGTTAGAAATGCTGAAATGGCTACATATGCTAAACAAGACTCTCAATTAGGTGTACTTATTGCTTGTTGGGACGGGAAAAGTAGAGGGACTAAAAGTATGATTGATTTAGCAGAGAAGCATGGATTAAGAGTGTTTATAATAAGATATTAGGAGGTGAAATGATGATTCAATTCTTTAGGAATACAAAGAGAGGTATTGCAAATATAATCAAATGGTTTCCTGTGATATGGAGGGATAGAGACTGGGATCACTACTATATTTACTTAATATGGTACAAAAAATTTGATAATATGGAGAAATTCTTTAATAGTGATAAAGCATGGACTGCTAAATCAGAAGGCATTGCTGAACAAATTCATGAGGTTAAACTATTATGTGAAAAACTAATGAAAGATGATTATTTAGAAGAAGCATTGAAACCATATGAAGAAAAATATGGAGACGTAGAGTTATTTAAAATTATTGATAATGAATTAGAATATAATGTCGATGAAGAAACCGTTTCAGCACATTGGAAATGTGGTAAATTAGCTGATAAGAATAGGGAAGAAGATAAGAATAGGATGTTCGATTTGTTAAAGTTAAATATTGAAAATTTCTGGGATTAGGAGGTGATATATAAATTGTCTGATATTACTCAATGTCAATCTTTAAAATGTGCCAAGAGAAATCAATGCTACAGGATATTAGCTACACCTAGCGATCCACAAACATATGCTTTATTTGAACAAGTATGTACAGAGTTAAATGATTATAAATATTTTTGGCAAGCAAGAAAAGAGTTTATTAAGGAAGAAGTTATTAAGGATAATAAATAATAATATTGGAGGATACATAAATTTGAAAATAGAGCAATGGCTTACAGAACAACTAGGGAAAGATATTTGGGATAATAAATACCGATTTAAAACAGAATCATTTGATGAATGGGTAGATAGAGTATCGGCAGGTAATGAAGAAACTAAACGATTAATCTATGAAAAGAAGTTCCTATTTGGTGGAAGAACATTATCAAATAGAAATACAGGTAAAAATGCAAGTTATAGCAATTGTTATTCAAGTGGTTATGCTCCAGATTCTCTACTAGGAATTATGGAACTCAATACCAATCTTGCTATGACTTATAAATCTCAAGGTGGTCAAGGATTATCATTATCTAAGATCAGACCAAAGGGAACGGATATTAATGGACAATTTGAATCAGATGGAATTTTACCTTTTATGAGAATTTTTAATATTACTACAGAAAGTGTTAGTCAAGGTGGTAGCAGAAAAGGTGCTCTATTAATGTCTCTTGCTTGTGACCATAAAGAAATTAATGAGTTTATTAATATTAAGACTAAAGATAACTCAATTAATAAAGCAAACCTTTCAGTTGAATTTGATGATGAGTTTATGTTAGCTGTTAAGAAATTCTATAAAACAGGTGAAAAAACAGTCCTTGATATTACTAAAGTATATGAAGGTAAAACTATTACATATAAGATAACTCCAATTGATGTATATAAAAACTTTGCAAATAGTTCATATAACTGGGCAGAACCAGGTGCAATCATGACTCAAAGGTTTAGAAATTATAATCTAATGGAGTTTATTGTCGAATATGAGATTGTAACAGGCAACCCTTGCTTCACAGGAGATATGGAATTGCTAACAAAGGAAGGTTATAAAACACTCTCAGAATTAGAAGATAAAGAAGTACAAATTATTAATCCTGATGGCAACACATCAGAAGGAAAAGTTTGGTGTAGTGGAGAGAAAGATATTATTCAACTTACTTTAAGTAACAAGAAGAGGATAAGATGCACTCCAGACCATGTATTCATGTTAAATAATAATAATGAGTCACAGGCTAAAGATACTCTAAAACAAAGATTAACCTCTTATTACGGAGAAACTAATTTATCAGAAGATATTTTTGTACAATTAGGGTTCATCCAAGGAGATGGATGTGTTGGCAGAATTAACTCAGAACATCATCTAGGATTAGAAGTCAATATTGGAGATAAGGATGATGAGATTTTAGACTTGTTTGAAGTATCTAAGGTTGAAGGGAAACGTGCTTATTACATAAATGGCTATAATGATCTATTGGTACAGTATGGGTTTGATGGTAGCGTATTACCAGAACGAGTATTCCCTATTACCTATACATCTTGGATGAAGTTTCAAAGAGCAAATTTCTTAAAAGGATGTTATTCGGCAAATGGTTGTGTGATTAAAACTCACAGAGTATCATACAAAACTACTTCAAAAGTATTCTCATTGCAGTTAAAGAAAGCATTAGAAGAATTTGGGATCACGGCATATATTACTACTAATAAACCAACAATGGTTAAGTTTTCAAATGGAGACTACCTATGCAAAGAAAGTTATGATGTTAACATTAGTAGATTAACTGATATAATTACATTTTATCAATCCATAGGGTTTATGCAACAATACAAAATCCATGATTTAGTTGATTTAATTAAAATTAAGAGTCCAAAAGTGACATCTATTAAAAAACTTCCAAAAGAAAAAGTATATGATTTCTCTGAGCCATTAACCCATTGGGGAGTAGTAGAAGGAGTAGTCGTACATAATTGTGGGGAACAACCTCTTCCAAAGGATGGTGCATGTAATTTAGGTTCAATGAATTTTTCTGCCTATGTTGTGAACCCATATACTAAAGAATCATACTTTGATGATGATGCATTTTCAGAAGACGTTGGAGTAGCTATTAAATCATTAGATAATGTCTTAGACGAAGGGAAACTTCTTCATGCCTTAGAAAGTCAAAGACAAATGGCAAATGATTATAGGAATGTTGGATTAGGAATTATGGGTCTTGGTGATATGTTTATTAAATTAGGTATGAAGTATGGTAGTGAAGAATCTAAAAAAATACTTGAGACTATCATGATTGAAATGTTTAGAAGTGCTGTCTGGAAGAGTGCAGAATTAGCAGTAGAGAAAGGCAGTTTTCCTAAATATTCAGATAAAGTATTTGATTCAACTATTATTAAAAATCATTTTAGTGAAAAAGAAATTGGTACACTTAAAAAAATGGGATTAAGAAACTGTTCGCTTCTAAGTATTGCACCTTCTGGATCTATTGGAACAATGTTAGATATTACAACTGGAATTGAACCTTGTTTTTCACTTTCATACCAAAGAAAGACAGAATCATTACATAAAGATAAAGAAGTATCTTACACAGTATTCATGAGTAGTGCAAAAGAGTATATGGAATTATACAATACAGAAGTGTTACCTGATTACTTCGTTACATCAAATGACATTCCTTGGAAAGATAGAATTGATATTCAATCTATTGCACAAAATCATGTAGACACAGCAATTTCTTCTACTGTAAACCTTCCAGAGAGTGCGACGCTTGAAGAAGTCGAACAGTTGTATTTATATGCTTGGGAGAAAAAATTGAAGGGCGTGACTATTTTTAGAGACAATTGTGCAAGACTTGGTATTTTAACAAAACCAACAGTAGAAAAGAAAGCTATTGAAACAGTATTAGATCGTGGGTTTGTGACTAAAGCTCCATCAGAAGCAGAAGGTAAGACATATAAATTTGTTAGTGGCTGCGGTAATGCATATGTTGGAGTGACATGGGATGATAAAGGCAAGATTAATCAAACATTTACTAATAAAGGAAGTAGTGGTACATGTAGAAGTAATCAAGAAGCTGTTTCAAGATTGGTATCATTAGCATTGCGTGGTGGTATCCCCATTGAGAAGATTATTGATCAATTAGAAAGTGTAGATATTTGTCCATCATACATAAGCGCTAGAGCTAAAGGGAAACCAGTTAGTAAAGGAGTTAGTTGCCCACATGCTATTGCTAATATTCTTAAACAAGCAATTAAAGATGTTGGTGTTAAATTTGAGAATGTTGATATGATTTTGCAAACTAAGAAAGTAGTAAAAGAAGAAGTTGTTGATAATTCAAGATTATGCCCAGAATGCAAAGAATCTCTAGTCAGTGAAGGTGGTTGCATTCAATGCAAAAATTGTGGTTATAGTAAATGCGAATAATAAATAAAATAAAGTGAGGTAATTTATAAATGAGACTTAGAGGTTTCGAATTGGTATCAGTAGACAAAAGATTAGATGTTGCCCCTGCAATAATGCCAAAAAGAGGAACAAAAACAAGTGCAGGTTATGATTTCGCAACGCCTGTAAAGTTTAAAATAGCTTCACATGGTAAAGTGACAATCTGGACAGATATTAAAGCATATATGCAAGAGGGAGAAGTGTTAACTCTTCACATTAGGAGTTCGATAGGAACTAAAAAAGGATTAAGACTTGCAAATATTACTGGGATTGTGGATTCTGATTATTATAATAATCCAGACAATGATGGAAATATTGGACTAACTTTTTACAATGATAGTAATGATGCTGTAACCATTGAAGCAGGAGAACGAGTAGCACAAGGAATATTCTTGCCATTTCTTATTGCTGATAATGGAAATACTGACAATGAAAGAATTGGTGGATTTGGATCAACAGGGAAGGCTTAATTGCCTTTCCACTCGAAACGAAAATTTCAAAGGATGAAAGTAGGAACATACTATGAGGAAATACAAATTAGAACCAATATTTGAATTTTTTAGTCATTGGGATACTAAACAATTTGCGTTAGGACTTCATTTATCAAGTGAGGATCTTGGCCCATATAGAGAATATTATTTACTTATAAGTTTAGGGTTTTGGCAAATATCTTTAGGATTTAGTAAATAATCAAAAACATACATCTCTAATGCTTCCATTTACTCGCTCATGCTACGTTTTTCAAGCACTAAAACCCAATGAAAACTTTATTTTATAGGAAGGAGGATTGAATATTATAAAAAAGAGAGCAATGAAAAAATGGATACCTAAAGACACAGTTTATTGTTATAAGTTGGTAGATGTAATTACATCTTATGATGAAAACAAGCCTCCGCAATTAGTAATAAAACCCTGCAAATGGCATAAGTACATAGGCAAGAATACACTTTCTGGAGAGTATGGTGGAAGAGAGTGGACAGAAACCGTTTCAGTTTATCGTTGTGAATACTTAAATTATACTGATACAGAGCAGAGTAGTTTATTATGGGATATGTGTAAAGAATGTGGAGAGCATTATGGGAGAGGGAGGTAATTGATGATTTATGTTTAAACTCATATGCATGACTTGCAATAATGAGATAGAAATAGAAGAAGATAGATACCGTATTAAACCAACTGATAATTTCAGCATTTTCATTAATGATGACTATGGAGACGCTATTTATATTGAGTGTAATAATTGTTGTCAAGAAACTATAATTAAATAATGTTATTTTAAGGATGTGATTCTAATGAAATTGACACTAGAAGAACTAGGAAAGTATTTAGATAAAATCTCAAATATCACAAATGCATCAGCAAATGCTATTGGTAATTCAATGAAAAATTTACTTGCTAATTTAAAATAATGATTTTAATTGAAAGGAGAGTTTATATTGGAAAGAGGATTAATTAGAAAAGATTTAGCAAATTGTATGTTGGAAAAAGAAGAGATTGGTCTACTAACGGAGGATAATTACATAAAGATTGATGATGTTTTGACGATAATTGATAGAATCGAAGTTAAAGTTAATGTGTTGAGAGAAGAGTTAATGCTGTATAGAAATCTATCAGAAATAAACACAATATATGAGATGGCATTTGATCTTGGGAATGAATTATATTAACCACTCGAAAAACCTATTTTAAGCTAAGAAAGAAGGAAAAGATAATGTATAAAAATAAAATATTTATAAAAGAAGTCTCAAGTATTAGTATCACTACTGGAGATACAGGATTTACAGTTGAGCTATTCCAAGGTTTTGATGAAACCGAAGATAAATTTATCTTGACATGTGCTGAAGTTATTGACCAGTTTAAAAGAGGTTTCACCTGTGATATCCAAATTAATTTCAATCTAATTGATTATGGCCACAATGACGCAGGAGTAAAACGAGAAGTAATTAGAGACTTAGTTTTAGTACATATTAGAAAGCATATGGAAGATTGTAACCGTCCAGAATTTGAATATGTGTTTTATAAATAATACATCAAAAGATAAATTTTATCGGAAAGGAGTAATAAAATGACTTTAGGAGATAGAGGTTTTGTTGAATTCTTAGTTAAAAAAATTGAAAAAGAAGGTATACTTGGTTGTGGTTATGATACAGAAGAAATAAAACAAGATATTATAAGTATGATTTGGGATGCATACGATGAATTCTAATTTAATATAGGAGGATAAATTATGGAGACAGTAACCGATCCTTTAGTGATTACATATAGTAAATTATATATAATTGATAATGAGGAGGTTGGAGTAATGGACGAAACAATAGTAGTAGCTTTAGAAGATGCTGAATTTATTGAATATGAAGCAGATACCACAGGATTTTTACAGTATTAAATAGTTCTTGAGTTTATTGTACTAATGATATATAATTAAACATATAGTAATAGGGGAAGGAGGTTGGAATTTAAATGGCAAAGAGTAAAAGTCTGTTGACAAAAACTTCTGCTAAGAAAAAACCAATTACTAAAAGAAGGAGTAAAACAACTGAATATTCCTATGAATCTGGTCAAGTAGTTATTTACATGGGTAATGTGATCGAAGGATACTCAGGGCAGGAAGCTAAGGTTATTAATAGATCAAGAACATATAATGCAGAATCTTATACCATCGAGTTTTCAGATGGAGAACAGTTAAAAACTACACTTGAAATTATAAGAGCAGTTGGAGAAATGGAAGAAGTAGAAACTATTGACTCTAATATTGAAGGTGATATTCCATTTACTGAAGATGGTAAGGAGAGTTATCATAATCCTAGAAGCTGTTTAAATCAAACTACTTTTGCACATTACGACTGTGATCATTGCCATTTTTTAGATAGGTGCGTGTTTATTGGTAAACATGAATATAAAAAATATGATTTGCACTAGGAAGGAGTAATTACATATATTGAAAACACAAATAAATAAAATAGATAGTGATTGGGTAGACGTAAAAAACAAATGTCGCACCACAGTCAATAAAGACCATACAGAGAATATTCCTGATAGTAAATTCAAGACACAATTACTCATATCAGAACATTCACCAATTCGTCTAATCAAGATTAACTGGACATGGAAAGATATTAAGTCATGGATTTCTGTTCATTGGTCTAGACATAAGTGGGAATGTTTTATAAGTACACAGAGAACTGATAGAACAGGGGTAGATAGGGACTTAGAACCACAAGGGGCATTAGTTACCTTTGAGGGAGAAGCAAACGCTCAGGCACTAATTGATACAATGAGAAAGAGATTATGTTATCAAGCAAGTAAAGAAACAAGGGAATTAGCAGAAGATTTTAAGGTTATGACTAGGAAAAGTGAGCCTGAATTATCTGATGTATTTGTCCCTAATTGTGTTTATAGGTGTTCTTGTCCAGAGTTCAAAGAATGTGGGTTTTGGACTAAATTTATAAAGACATGTAGCAAAGAAGATTTAGTTAGTATTAAACGAAGATATAATATTTATAATAGTAATTTTCATCATAGAATGGAGATTAAAAAATGAATATAATTCTTATCAGTGGCAAGGCACATTCAGGCAAAGGAACTGTAGGTAGAAAAATTGAAAATATATTAAATAATCAAGGAAAACATGTTATCAGATGTAGCTTATCAACTTACATAAGAGAAATCGCCAAAAATGATTTTTATTGGGATGGGATAGATACATTAGAAAGTCGTATATTTATGGGTGAAGTTTATCGTATTGGGACAGAATTTTATCCTTATCATATGGCAAGAAGAGTTTGGGAAAGAGATATTAAACCCTATGCAAATAAAAATACTACTGTTATTGTGGAAAGTTTTAGAGAATTAGTTAATTATGATTACTTTAATATACTTTTAAAAGAAGGATTGATTGATGAAATTTCTACAATAAGGATTATTAGACCAAAATTTAATTCAATCCAAAATGAAGAATTCGAAAAGCATGTTTCTGAATCTGATTTAGATGATTTTGAATTTGATTATATAGTTGAAAATGATGGGTCTATTGAAGAATTAGACAATAAATTAAAGGAGATGTTTAATTGAAAAAGTTTAAATGTTATGTTGCAGGAAAAATGAGTGGTCTATCTCATGAGGAGATGAATGGTTGGCGAGTAGAAGCACATAGATTATTCCAAGAAAAATCTTACATTCCAATACATATTATTAATCCAGTAAATTTTTACAACTTCAATATGAATCCTGACTCATATGCAGAAAAGGAAGTTAAAGACTTTGATTTAAAGGCAGTAAAAGCTAGTGATGTAGTATTAGTTAATCTTGATTTTCCTGACAGTATAGGTACTGCTATGGAGGTCTGTATGGCACATGATGTATGGGATATACCCGTAATTGGATTTGGGAAAGGATTAAGTCACCCTTGGATGGAGCTATGCGTTACAAAGAGGTGTGTAAGTTTAGAGGAAGCTGTTAGTTATATTATTGATTTTTACATACCTATATTCAGTTAATTAGATATAAAAGGAGATTAAAATATGAATTATAACCGTGGGGTATGTAAGCAATGTGAAAAATGGTCTGCATGTTTTCAACCTTGTAATGATTTTTTAGATGCTAAGTTAGAATATGATTTAGCAAAAAAGAATAGATTGATTGAACTTTCTCTTAATAATTATCGTGGAAAGAAGATAATAAAGGAGAGTACGGTTATGTTTGATGATATAAATTCTATTATGGAAATTGACGTAGATAATCCACTATATTTACTGATTTGTAATCATTTAATTGATCCGAGGAGGGCGGTAGACTTCCATGCATTGGTCTTATATATGCAAGAGCAGAATAAGGATTATTGCAATGACCTTAATTTGTGTCCAGAATGCAGGAGCGAACTGAAGGAATTTGTCGAGACGGAAGATGGAATGCCATCAGAAAGATACTGGGCCTGTAGTCACGGTTGCTAATTCCTCCTGTGGATAACTTTTCTATCGCGCGGATTAATAGTAAGATATATAAGCCTTGTATTAGTTTCTTTTGTATGTCAAAATTCTTTACTAGTCGCTAGTCAAAATTCTTTACTAGTCAAAATTCTTTACTACTATTTTCTGTGGATAAGTACCCTCTACCTAGTAAAGAATTTTGACTACTTGACATTTTAACATTTTCTCTCTTCCATCATAATTTCATATAATTTTTCTGCACTAATCATTCCTGTTTTATGCATATTCTCTACTTCTTCAGTTTCCTCTGAGCACAAGAAATACATCTTTTTCATATTACCCAACTTACCAAGCTTCGCAGACCATAGATATCCTTCATCTTCCAACCATTTCATTCCAGTTATGACGCTAGGTTTTGACAATAATGTGAGTTTAGTTAGTTGAGAAATGCTTATCCAATCACCAGTTTTAGAAAACCCCCAACACTTTCTGATCATAATCAAGTAACATTTTAATGCTGATAAATTTGTGATACGAGGTATCAACTCATCAAATACAATATTTGGAACTTCCATATAATTTTTCTGTGGTTTAGGTAATCTAAACAAATCATTTCCCTCTTTCTAGCAAAAGCAATGCTAGACATTCAGAAAATACATGTTATAATGAGATAAGAGTTTCCCTTGTGGGACAAACAAATATCGTTTACAACTGAATCTTCCCTGTCTTGAACCCTTAATGTGAACAGTTTGGCTGCCGAACACATTGAGGGTTTTGCTATGCCACCAATTAAATTAATTTCTTCACAAGATATTTCTATCCCTTGTATTATACTATAAATCGACAGGCTGTGCATAAGTTTTTAGAAATATTTTCCCTTGTGTGTAACTTATGGTAGAAAATAAAGTTATACACAAGAAAAAGAAAAATAAACCCCATCATAATTATTTGCTATGATAGGGCTTTACATTTAAAAATATGTTGTAAAATATGTGGTTTACCATTATAATTGAATAAATGACATACGAATAGACATATTCAACAAACATTCCTATATATTTAAGTATGTTATTAAATTATTGGAGGAGGAACATAGCAATGGCAATTCAAATCATCCCAATTGACACAGGCCGTAGTTCTACAAAATTATTAAATGGGGTATCATTTAAATCAGTAGTCGGGGATTGGCATCATAGGGAAATATCTGATGATGAAGAATATGAAGTTATTATTAATGACAAAGAAAAATACTTTGTAGGTCAACTTGCACTAGATGAAAGTTTTGCACCTGTAGAAATGAATACTGCTTCTAAGATCCATAATCAAACTCGTGTATTGTTTTTAACTGGTGTAGCGTTATCAATTACTGAAGATGATTCAGATTTATTCATTATTACAGGAGTACCAGTAGCAGACTTCAATACTAATACTAAATCTGCATTAGAAAATTTACTCTATGGAAAATATGATGTTCAAATAAATGGAGTACACAAAAAATTTACCATCAATAATATTACAATGATTCCCGAGGGTGTCGCTGCGTTCCAATATGCGTTATCTAAAGATGAAAGCTTGGACGCTGGTAAAAAGAGAATTATTGATATTGGTTCTCTTACTGTTAACTATTCCAGTTTAAATGGTACTAAGTTTGTAACTAGGGACTCAGGCACAATTCCTTTCGGCACAATTAAAACTAAAGGAAAACAAATTGATAATGAGCAATATGTGGCAAAGATTATTGCTGAACTTAGTCAAAAATTTACTGACTATGACGAGTCTGATAAGGTACTATTAACTGGCGGTGGGGCTTTACAATTTGGAGAATTATTTAAAAAATATTATAAGAATGCAGAAATTATTTTTAACCCTATTTTCAGTAATTGTGAAGGTTACCATAGAATGGGCGTGAAAAAATGGGCAAAAACACAGTCGAAAGCCAAAGCAGAGTAAAAAGAAAAGGTGTCTATTTTAATTTAGATGATGAAGACGAATTAAAACTTTTTGAACAGGCAGATAAGATAAAGAACTTTAGTAAATGGGTTAAAAAACATTTACACAATGATGGTGTAAAAAACTATAGTGCAACAGAAAGAGATGTGGAAAAGAAGATAAGAGTTAAAGATGACATAGATGATATGATGCTGTGAGACATGGGCTGTAATGCTTATGTCTTTCTTTGTTTATATTAGTATGTATAAAAGTGCATATTGTATGCCTATAAGTACATATATTTTGTTGAGTATGCATTTAAGTATGTTTATTTACCATAAAATACCTAAAGAGTAATAGGAATAATGGACAATCGTAGATTAATATAACTAGGTATACCCACAAACTAGTAAAGGAGTTGAAAACAAATTGATAACTGATAAACTCAACAAATCTGAGATCAAAGTTTTGGAAGTTTTGCAGAAACATTTTACCTGTGAAGAGTGCTCTACTAAGATATCAGTATTAGCTGAAATGACAGGACTGAGCTATTACTCTGTGAGAAACATTATCAAATCGCTGTACATTGCAGATTTATGCACTAAGGGGAGACGAGATGGAAATGGTGAAACATATTATGTTACTGAAAGGAAGGTTTAATGGAATGAGAAAATTGGGCGAAATGTTAAGGAATGCTTCGTTAGATAAAAAAATTCCCCTCAAGAGAGGGGATATGGCAAAAGGGTATAGTTAAGTTATTTAATATGATGAATCATATTTATGCACGTGTTCATCTATTTATGCCAGTACATTCTACTTACCAACCAAAGGTAAATAATGGAATGCTACCAAACTAAGTCCGATCAATATTTTTATTACTGCTGGTGACATAAGAATATCAACTCCTTTCAAATGAATCATGATAATAGTATTGCCTAAAATTAAATTATATATACACATTAAAGGGAGGGTTTTAAAATGATTGTAAGAATCAACGGTTCGGAATTAAACAAAACATGTATTCATCCCATGATGGATATTGATAGGGGAATTTTAGTTAATCAGTGGATTGATATGGGTAAGAAAGTAGAAAATGCATTTAAAAATTATTTATTACCATCATCTATTCTTTTTGGAGTTATTAATTTAGCTGATCCAGTATTTGCTGCTGTTGCACATGTAGTACCATCTACTGCTAATCCAGTTGGCACATCAAATTTAATAGTTTCATTGTGGCCTATTATTACAATGATTCAAGATTTAGCATTACCAATTGGAATTATAGTTTCTATATGGGGAATGGTAGAAATGATAATCGGTTCACCTGGGTGGAAACAAAAACTAAAATTTGCAGTTATAGGCTATGTCAGTATGTTTATTATACCCACATTTTTTGTAGCTATTCATAATGCATTTAGTGCAATTCCAATAATTATTCCGAAGTAGGGAGATAATTATTATGATAATAAAATTTTTACAATTTCCCGTAACGGCTAAATTTGGAGCGATTGACAGTATCCATAAAATTCCTCACTCTGGAGTAGACATTGGTGCTCCATTGGCTACTCCAGCCCAATCACTCACGAATGGAGTGGTTGATAGAATAATTAACGACAATATTATTGGCAATGGTATTGGAGTAAAGTTAGATAGTGGTAAGGAAATGGTTTATGGTCATCTATCAAAAATAAATATCACATATGGTCAAAATGTAAAAGTTGGTGATGTATTGGGATTAACTGGAAATACTGGCAGGTCTACAGGCCCCCATATCCATATTGGACTCATATCGAATGGGCAATATTTAGACCCAAGTAACTATTTGGCACAACCAACAACATCTAACCCTATGGGATTTTTCCAAAACACTTGGCATGTCTTAACAACTCCTGGAACTCAATTATTAGATGAAGCAAAGCAAAGCGTATTTAATAAGTTTCTAGTATTTTTGTCAGATTTATTCCATTGGGTAATCCAAAATAGCGACTATGCTTTATTACTTGCGATGTTGTTTGCATTATTGGCTATTTTCGGTTCTAAAAAGGCAGTAAAAGGAGTTTATTGGACATTCGCATTCTATATAATATTAAAATTCTTGGGGGTGGTAACATTATGATTTTCGCAGATAAAATTAAAATTATTAGACAGATAAAAATATTTGATATTATAGACCCAAAATATGTTAGATTTAAAATAATTCCTGATTCATCGGCTAGAAATTATAGAACAGAAGACTTTGTTAAAACAATTTCAGATCAGTTTAAACTTCCTATTGATAGAATTATAAGAAAAGCTATCTTCCCAAGAGGGTATAGAATTCAAGAGAGAGCATCTTTTGAGATAGATTTTAAAGAGGGAAGTGTTACGTTTTATATTAGCGTCCCTGAGACATTAGCCCCACTTATTTATAGAAGATTAGCTTCCATATGGGAAAAAACAACGATTGAAAAAGTTGAAAAAGCAGAAGAATTTGATCCCAATAAGACAACTGTATATGAATTAGTTTATAATAAACATGATTTATATTCCTTACACACTGATGCAAAAGACAATCTTCCCCTTGTATCTCTAATAGAGGCAGGAAGATTAATAGGAGAAAATGAAAAAGCAAGAATGTTTTGCTATCTTGACCCAATTCACCAATTATCATGGCAATCTGAATTAGATGAAGCATGGGATAAATTAAGAAAAGGAAACGCTCCTAGAAAGTGGAATCAATCATTTAAAAATATTACTTTTACTATTGCACTAGGACTGACTGAAATTATAAGAGAAATAATTACGGGATTAAGTGATATAGTTAGTGATGGTAGTGGTCAAAATATTTATGCTAAAAAACCTTCAGATCCAGAAGGACAAAAATATACAATTGAAAATTTATCTAGTGCCACAAAAGAAAAAAGAAATAAACCATCTATGAGAACTTATCTTTGGGTTGTTGCTGAATCAGATGAGCCTGTAAGAGGAAATACAATTGCAAAAACGATAGCTAGTAGTTTTCACGATATATCCTTAGACAATGAATTAGCTCCCTATCAACTAAAAGGTAAAAAAGCAAATGAAGTATTAAGAATTATGACTAATTATAAACCTCCTAAAATAAAAATAAATTATAATATCATGTCTTCGGCAGAGATATCTAAAATAGTTCAGATTCCAGGGAGGGAACTTCAAGAAAAATATCCAGAAATAGAAAGAATTGAATTAGCCGAAGTTGAAGTAAGTAACAAATTCTTAGATGCATCAAAAGGAATTGAATTAGGAGATGCAACATTTAAAGGGAAAACCATTAAAGTATATCAACCTGTAGATGATCCAGACGAGGCATGTTTGCCGAATGTTGGTATAGGTGGAATGGGGCAAGGTAAAACCAAAGGGTTGTGTGCTAACTGGTTAATAGGAGCATATTTAAAAGGGTATGGAGGATTAGCTATTGACCCTAATAAACGTGAAATTGGAGATCAAATAGAATTTGCGGTCAAAGCTGGAGTTGTAAAAAGGGAAGATTTTATACGAATAGATTTGGGGCAACAAGCATTCTCATTAGATTGGTGTGAAACGCTACACGACTCCAGTACAAAGGCTAGGTTAGCTGGTACTGCAATTGATTTCTTTGGGGTAACAGACGACACTACAGGGCAAACTGAGAGATTTTTAAGAGCTGCTATAATCGGAATGACAACTGGAAAAGTTTCAGAAATTATTAAAATCTTTAATGATAAAATATATCTTAAAAAGGTTATTGAGGATATGGATGAAGGATTGAACAAAACAACATTAAGAGAATTTGAAACCATGAGTGATGGAATGAAGGGTAAAATATTATCTCCTATTTATAATAGATTGAATAAGATACTTTCTGACCCACATTTAGCTAATTGTGTAGAATCCAATAATAGTTTAGATATGGTTCAATTAATGTCTCAAAAGAAAATTATAGTGATTGATATACCAAGTGATGATTTAGATAAATCAGCAATAGATGTTATTGCAAATCTACTTTGTTCTAAAATTGATATTGCTATGAGACTGAGAAAGAAAATAAATGGGCCAGAGGCAGAGTTTCCTTTCTACATTTTACTTGACGAACCCCATCAATTTCTTCGTTCGGCATCTATATGGGAATCGGCTGCTGTGGAGAGTCGTAAATGGAAAATTGGATATTTCTGGACATTTCATTATTGGGAACAGATTCCAACTAACTTACAAAAGGCAATTAGGAATGCACTGCCACATTATCATATTTATCCTACAAGTAAATTAACTTGGCAAAGTTTAAGAGAAGAAATATATCCATTCACTCTAGAGGATGCTCTTAAGTTAAAACGGTGGCATGCAATTAACATAGTCAGAACTGGTGGAGAAAATGAAAAACCATTTATAACTAAGATGCAATTACCACCTGAAAAGAGATTTAAGAAGGGCAAAATTTAATAAAATAAGCATATTCATTTGATTATTGAATATAACTGTGCTAAAGTATTAAAAAAGAACGTTTTATGCAAATTATAAGGAGGATTTTAATATGGGTAAAATAATTAATCTAAATGATGGAAGTGATGATGCCGATATGATCCAAAAAGAGATGGAGAACGACGAGATATTTGATAGAGGATCTAGAGATGGGAAGATTGAAGAACAAGAAATGAAACCCATGCAAAGTCTTAGTGAGAGGGTAAAGTTAGAGGATAATGATAGTGAAGAAAAAACTGAACAGCAATTAAAAAAAGAAACTAGAAAAAGATTAAAAATACTCAATAATGCAGAAACATGGAACTTTAATGAAGTGGTTGAAATATTCAGAAATGGTGGATTTAAAAAATATCAAACAGTGGCAAGTGCAGAATTTTTAGGAAACCTGTACGACCAGAAAATAGCAATCTACCAAGGCGAATTGCAAAGAGGATATCGGTACAATAAAAAAGGAGACCAATTAGCTGTAAGGAGTAACAAGCAAATCAATTTGATCCTTGAGGCTATTTGCAAGGACTCTATGCATGGTGGTTTTATAACCCTTAATTTAAATAGTAGCGAAGAAAACCTTGCTAATTTTGATGAAGATGAACACACATTAACTGCACCAATTACACAAAAATTACAAATCCTAGATGGCCAACACAGATTGGCAGCGTTTTCAAAATTAATTCGTTTATATAAACGCAATCCTGAGTCAGTTCCTAACCCATCAGAATACTTCATCAGTGTAGCAATTGAAACACTTAATGATCAAGATTCAAAATCTTTGTTTTCTGAGTACGCAACAAAAAGTCTGAAAATAAATCGTAGCAGAGGAGAATTTTTAAATGTAACAGATAATGTTAATAAACTATGCAGATCCATAATGGACAAAAGTGACATGCAAGTTGAGGTAGTTAGCACATCAATAAAATCGTCTAGTCATTCAATCATTACTTTTGGCGTATTTTCAAAAATTATCAAGGACAACTATTCGCCTCAAACTAAAAAAGAAATAGAATCCCTAAGTAATTATCTCACATTATATTTCGATTGCATTATAGAAACATTTCCAGAATTCATGGCAAGTAAGGATTTAGAAAGGCGGTCAGAACTTCGGAAACAGTTTCTAACAATGGAGCCTTTGGCATGGTCGGGTTACGCAAAAATAAGCACACTTCTACAAGGTAAAAGTAGTGATGAAATGTTAAAGTTACTTGATAAATTCAATAGTAAAGTTGAGTACAAAGGGTGGAAGGGCAAATTCTTATCAAGAGAAAATCCTATCTTCTGGAAAATTATGAGAGAAGGCAATAAAATCGTATCAACTAGTAGCAGTACAACTTGGATTAATAAGGTATTTACTGAGTTTATAATTGAAGGGAAAAGTTTAGAGGAAATTGGCAGAGAAGAAGTAAAGTAAAAGGGATAAAAAAGACACTACAATCCAAAAGGAAGGTAGTGTCTTTAACTTATTTATTTTTCTCTAAATATTCTTTATAATACATCCAAACTAACTTTGTCCCATCTAACCCTTTACCAGAAGATTTTTGCACGTGCAAACAACATTGAACTATGCCACTCTTATTAATATTATGTTTATTAGATGCATCTAACGCACTATTAAAAATTTCATTTGTTGTTAAGCATATTACACTTTTTGTTAAATACTTACGTTCATATTTTGAATTAATCAAAATGGTTTTCTCTTCTTCTGGTTTAATCACATAATCATCATAATACATCCATACTAGAGGTTCATTCGTAATAGGGTGCTTACCTGCTGATTTATGATTCCCTTTACAACATTGAGATATATTTGGTCTAATTGATTCACGACCACCTTCGGATGCTTTATATAAACTATCAAATATTTCACCAGTAGTTGTACATATTACCTTTATACATATTTCTTCCTTGGTGTTATAATTACACCAACTCAATTTAGCACCTTTTTTGAGATAGTTCCTTATTGTGCATTTATCTAATTTTAGTTCCACACCAATTTTGGATATATCCCTGATACCACTACTCCACATATCACAAGATATTTTTACTAAACTACTACATCCTGCTTCATGACATTTTAACCAATCTATATCTTCTTCTTTAAAGTTCAACAAAGTTGGCAATTCACTATTCATAATATTTTCTCTAATAAACTCCATATCAGAATATCTACAATCTACTATTATATAGTGGCTAATTCCATTTTTATTAGCAACGGTTAATTTATTTCTATCGTTATCTTGTATATCTTTTAAACTTCCCCACTTACTTTTAGTTTCTTGATAATGCTGAATTCCTTGGATTTCAATAATCCCGTTTATATGATTTATATATAAATCATATCTATATTTTAAACACCATTCAAAAGTTCTTTTTGATAACTGGATCTCAAATACCTGATGTAATTGTTCCAATACGCTTGTAATGAATTTTTCTGGGTATGATACTCCGTCCGAGCATTTGTTACAACCAAGACCATGATTAATTAGATTTGAAATTTTAATCATTTTTTCGTAGCCACAATCAGGACATTTTACTAACGCCATCTCACCAGCCCCAAAAGAATATTTATGTGCATCTTCTTTATTTACAAAGAAATTTATTAAATGTGGGTGGGTTACAAATATTGTGTTACATCTATCGCAATCAAGGCTTCCCTTTTGACCACGTGTGAATGCATAGGTAGCTTTCTCTTCTGACCCATGTTCTGGATGATCTAGGCATTTAAACCAATACCCTTTTCTGTTCAACCCATGAGAAGCATAACTAATATCTTTAGGAGATACTTTACTACCGCGCCTATCAATATTCAAATTATAATCCCAACGTAACATTACTATGTCTGCTTCTTCTTTAGTTAAATGATCATAGCACCAATCATAAAAAGAGTCCCAATGTTTAAATCCTGCATTAGCACACCTTTGACAATAATATTTATTATCTTCTTTGACCTGTGTTTTATAATCATACCATCTTATTCCTATTAATTGCTTGCCACAACTATCACATTCAATATCTACCTTTGCACTAGCTCTATCTTGCAAATCTTCTACTTTAACAGTAATCTTTGTTCCTTTTTTAACCAGCATTTTCCTATTGTGTTCATTATAATATCTTTCTATTTTATATCCCTTATCTTCATACCACTTTATATTTTTACTAGAAAACCCTATCATAACTTCTTTAGTAATTAACATTATATATCACTCCTACCTTTAATTATGAGTCTGAATGGAATAAAAGAACTTAAACTGTAAAGGTCAGTTAAGCTCTTTTGTTTTACCTCTAACTAGGTTTCGAACCCTAATCAAAGAACCATATACTTTACATACTAATTATATCACATTTATTACATTAAATCAAGGAATGCATAAAAATAGTTATGTACGTATTACGGACACAACTGCCAAAAACACCCCTTATTCAACCTATATATGTGCGTATTACGGACATAAAAACATACTCAAACAAGCCTATAGCAACAAA